CAAGGAAAAACACCAATTTTCCGATAGCTACATTTATGAGTCCATTCTGAAACTCGACCTTCGGGAACACTTCATCCTCACAGCTCGATATCTGAAATACTACAGCAAACACGATGAGCTTCTTGTAGGTTACGACCCCGGCCATTTCTCATCCCTGACTGTTGCTCAGGAAAAGAATTCCGGTCGTCAGCTCCGGGTGTTGAAGGAGTTCTATTGTTGTTATCCGGACGAACAACCGGAACTCGCCCGCCAGTTCCATGAGTTCTTCGGCCCGGACTCCATCAACAAGCGCATTATCCTATACCCTGACCGTGCCGGTAACAAACGCCGGGAGGAACTGGAACAAATCACCACCGATAGCCGGGTGTTAAAGCGCGAACTCGAAAGTTACGGCTTCGAGGTCGAGCTGATGAACGAGGGCCAGTCTACAATTTACTATTGGCAGCAGTTCAAGCTGTTGTTACTCATTTTTGGCGGTCGTAGCAATGCCCTGCCGGAAGTGTTGATAGATGAAAACGAGTGCAAGAACCTTTGCAGTTCTATCATGCTCTCACCATTGAAGAAAACAGAGGGACGCATCGAACTGGATAAATCTTCCGAAAAGAAAGTACCTTTAAAGAATCAAGCCGGATTAACAACGCAGCTCCCCAGCTCATTAATCTACCTCCTTTTCGGTCGCTATGGAAACAAAGTACAAGGCGAATTATCATCAATGCCGGATAATCTACCCGATAACTTGGCAGTATAGTAGCTATTTTTCACCCTAAAAATATATCAGCAAAAGTATAATAATGGAACCGTTTGACACCAAAAAAATATCTAACCCTTTGGAAAATACCCCTTTGCTTTTGAAAAATCAAATTGCATTTTTCTTGCAAGGCGGCAGTGTGCACGCACCGCTGAGTTTTCACCTTGCTGCTCACCCCTCCCGGAAATTCCGAAAATATGACAAACCTTGGGCGCGTCCTTTTGGCGCACCCCGAAACCTACTACTTTCGGGCATGGAAATGACAATGACAGGTATTCAGGCGATGCAATGGGCTAAAGAGATCTCGAAGCTCCCCAATGGATGCTTCACCATTGCCTTCTTCCCATGCTCAAGGCATAGAGGGGAGGCAATACCTAATCTAACGGTTAAGGAAGGATGCAAATGGCGCACCCAACTTCCGGAGGAACGGTTCAGCATTGATAGTGATAACTTCTTCCTCTTCAGTGATGCAGACGGTGAGCCAAAGATGTGCTACCGCATACTGATCCGGTATATGGGCTTTCCACAAGATGGTTTCAAACTTCATAAAATAGATTGGCTATGAGTAAAAGCAACCTTAAAATGGTAGGCAACTACGGTTACTATCTTGACGACGATAATGTGATATCGTTTCAAATCGGTGATACTCCGCTCTCGTCAGTGCTGGATCCTGATCCTATGTTTCCGGTACTTAATGATAGTAATTTTCCGGATATGCAATGGCAGAGCATCCAAGGATTCCAAGTCTGCAGTCGTGGCTTCAACAATCTGAAGTGCGAAGAGATCGCCTCAGATATCAAAAAGAACCGACTACTTCCTCGCTTGATAACCAAGCAGATTAATATGCTGTATGGGCATGGGCTTAATGTGTACAAGCCTACGATTGTCGATGGCAAATTGCAGAAAGAATGGGTTGATTGCCCTACTGTTACCGATTGGCTTAATAGCTGGAAGGATCGTGGTCTTGAATCGGATCATAAAGAGGTTGCCAAATCTATCATTAAGAACTACTACTATTTCCGTGATTTCTTTGTAAAATGGCGATTTACGATAGGGAAGGGTAGAGGAACACTCCCTGTTGCCGGTCTTGAAATAATGGAAAATAAGCATTGCCGTTTGGCGACAACAAAGAAAGATGTTGCCACCGATGTAGTTTATTATAAGGACTTTAGGCATATAGCGGTAGGGAGATGGGGCTACGGAACTTCAACTTTCCGTATCTATCCTAAATTCAATCCGGCGGAGGTTGGTAATTACAAGTTTGCAGCGATATCACACCATCGTGAAAAATCTGTAGATGAGTTCTATGGGGTGAATGAAACACATGCCGGAACGAAGTCGTATATTAAAGGCTCCAATGATACCGCCGATTATATAAACTCATTTCTCCGCAACTCTTTGGCTGCTAAAATTCATATAATTATCCCTAATGCCTGGCTTGAGTCAAAACGTATCCAAATCACCAAACTCTGTGATGAGAATAAACGACGCAAAAAAAACAATGAAAAACTCCTGGAATACAATAATATTGAGATTGGTACAGAATTCAAGGAATCCACGCTTATCAAATATTTGCAGTCGGAACTTCGCAAAATATCCCGCTATCTTTCCGGAGCGGATAACCAGGGAAAGGCCTACGCCACTATTAGTTTTAAGAACAGCCAGGGCGAAGAAGAACGTTGGAAAATAGAAACCGTCGATCTGAAATACAAGGAATATATTGACGCCCTAATAGCCTACGATAAACGTGCTGATGAAGTACTTCTCTCCAGTGTAGGCCTTGATTCTTCAATTTCAAGCGTCAGCAAAGATGGAGTTATTTCCAAATCAGGTGCTGATGCATACTACAACTATCTGATTTACATTATGTCGCTGACCTCTGAAGACGAAATTTGTACGGAGCCGTTTAACCAGGCTCTGCAGATAAACTTTCCCGATTTATACAGTCAGGGTTATCGCCTTGGATTTTATCGCGAAGTTCCAGCTCGCCAGGAAGATGTATCGCCAAAAGACAGACTTAATAAGCAACAGTCATGACAATATTAGAAGAACTTTTCTCCACCATTGCGGAGTTTCGCATGTATGTTCCCTACGCCGAAAGCAATATATCTTTCGAGCAACTCAACTCATCGGCCATCTCGGCCAAAAAACAGATCGTTCTCATTCTTACAAGGAAAGTCTATTCGGATATAGAGTCTGCTTATGGAGAGCTCAATGAAGCTTTACGCATGGCGATGGCCAACCTCACGATGGCCAAACAACTCGTATTCGACATTGTGTCGAAACGCAAGAACAACGTTGACATCTACAAGCATGAGCAAGAAACCATGCGCCGTTCCTACATCGAAAACTATTTCAATGCAATGGATACGGTTGTTCAATTGCTCGATAGTGAAGACAAATATCCTTCCTGGAAGGAAACCCGCTACAAGAAACTCCTTGATGGGCTGAAAATTCAAAGCACCGAAGATTTCGATATGCTATACTCCATCGACCTCTCTTATCTCTTTTTCTTCCGGACAATACCTATTCAGAAAGAAGCTCTGGACGATGGCTTTTCCGCCTACTTTGAACGGGCGGAAGATAAAGAGGATGTATTGCGGATGCTTCATCGATGCCTGGCAAAACAAACCATTGCCATTGCACTCCGACGTTTTGATATCATTGAGTTTCCGCCTACGATCCGGAGCCTGTTCGATGATTCCAAGGCAAGCCGATCTGGAAAAGATGAGCAGGAACGCATGCTTGCTTTATCCGCCTCATTAATGGATGAAGTGAAACAAGAATTAGCCAATATCGACCTGATACTCACTTCGGATTCTTCCGGATCCGTTGATACTAACACTTCTTTTAACCGTCCTGATGACATAATATTAGTGATGCCATGCTAAATTCCACCATTGACTTTATGGCGAAAGGAGTTCAATATAGCATTCCTAATTCCTGGGAAGGCCTTACTCCATATCTTTTCCGATCACTGATCCACGATATATCCTTGATGGCCCAAGGCAAACTCTCTATCGCTATGGTCCGCTTGAACTATGTGTGTCGTGTTATGGGGTGGCAAATCAAAAAAATAAAGGACTCTGACGGATTGGCGAACTTAGCCTGGCTGGCCGAACAAGTAACATTCCCATTCACAATTGTCTATCCGGACAACGATGCTGCTCTCCAGGAACTCGATCCTGAAACACGAAAGTTATGTAAGCGCATCCCTCCACATCGCTTAACAGGCATTACCATTGCCAGATATCTGAGTAAACAGCCTTATAACTATGCCGTTGACTCATGCTTTTGTAAACAGCAGATCCCGGCAATTCGCATCAATGACGACGAGCTATATCCAGCCTATAATATAGACACCTCTTTCAATCGGCTCACTTGCTCTTTGACAGCTCTTCAGTTTATCGAGGCCCGTTCCCTAATCGGCGGATCACTGGAGCAACTTCCACTCCTGGCCGCTATTCTTTACTATCCGGAGCAGTACTCTTCTGATGGAGCTCATGCCCTTGCACACAAATTTGCAAATCTGCCGGCGGATGAGTTAACGGCCATCGCCTTTAATTTCCAGGCATTCGTTAATTATCTATTTACCAAAACCGAATTCAAGTTACTTACAGAAGCCAAGAATACCAAAGAGTCTGCCATTTCTACCGGTGCTCTTGAGTCTCTGTATAACTTGAGTTCTGATGGTCTTGGCGATGTTTATACCGTCGAGCAAATGAATATTCTCCAATACTTGACCATTCTTCGTAAAAAACTCATTGATACCGTCCGAAGCCTTCACTCAGCTAAGATGGAAAAGATAGACATTGCGAATGAAACCGGCTTACCCATTTACATAATAAATGATATACTATGATTCTGAAATTATTAAAGTACTTCGCTCAATACCCTCAGAAAGAAGGGGTGATCTCCATGTTTAGCAATGGGGCAAGCCAGTTTTCACAGTACTCCGCTCTGCTTGAGTATGTGAAAGGACTTCCAGAACCGCTCATGCCGGCACTTGAGAATCTTGTTTTCGGCCAATCATACGATGATGTAAAAAGGCGCGTGAACGATATTACGGGTAACTACCTTTTCATTGATTTTGGAGAATTCTCCTCGTCCCGGGATTCCCGAAACTCCATCTTGGATCAACAGAAGCTGGCGGCTACCATCGCCATGAAGGTCACCGATTCGGCCGATATGATCGAAGTAGCCATTGCCTCGGATATCACCTTATCCCTTCTCGCATCTCTCCGGAAGAAACTCATCCAGGATTCTCGATCGAATTCTTGGCTGGATAAGCTATCCGATAATCACGATATCGTTCCTTTTGTTTCTCCGGAGTTTAAATCCATAGGCTGGACACTCATGTTCAGTTCCTCTGCAGCTGATCTTTTCGAAGTGAAGATACTACAATAAATGTCCTTTATCCGTTGCTGAGAACACTGTACTTTTGAAATAAAAAGAACGCTATGGAACTTTTTCTTAGATCAATTTTAGACCATTTGTGCCATATATTTTCCACTTTCTACGGTTGGTTAGTGGCCTTATTACTTCTTATCTTCAATTTTTTTGCGCCTGCCTATTATCCTTTTCTTATAGTATTTATCCTCATCTTGGTAGATTTGGGTTGGGGAATTGCAGTTTCACTGAAAAAGGGAGATTTTGCTTACTCGGAAGCTGGGCGTGAAACCTGCATCAAAATTGCAATATACGGATGTTGTTTAGGTTCGGTCTATATGATTGAACACATGTTCCATCCAGGCATCACCATCACTTCTGTCGCTGCAGCCGTAGCCGGAGCCTGCGAAGTCTGGAGTTTTAGTGCGTCCATGCTTATCATATACCCAAAGATGCCTTTCCTACGTATCTTCCGTACGCAACTTCGTGGGGAAATGGAGAAGAAGTTAGGGCGTAGTATTAATACATTTCTAAAATAAAAAGATATGAAGCATTTCACAATTGCGGAATTATGCCGCTCAAACACTGCCGATCGATTTGGAATCGACAATCGATGCAAAAAAGAACATGTTGCGAATCTCACACTGTTGGTGGAACACGTATTGGATCCACTAAGGGAGGCCTATGGGAAACCAATTATAATTAATAGCGGTTTCCGTAGTGAAGCGTTGAATCGTAAAATAGGTGGTTCTGCCACCAGCGACCACATGAAAGGAATGGCTGCCGATATCACTGGTGGCAATCCTAACGAAAACCGTCGTTTATTCTATCTCATTCAAGAGCTTGGTTTGCCATTTGATCAACTCATTGATGAGAAGAATTTTTCTTGGGTTCACGTTAGTCATCGGGGAGCGACCAACCGAAACCAGATTCTGAAACTTTAAGATAGTGTAATCATGAATTTTGTTAGCAATATATTGATTGTGTTGTTTATGCTATTCCTGGTCGTGGGCTGTCGAAGTTCGCGATCAGGAACCTCACATTCCGATATCGAAACCATCCACCTCAAAGAAACCCGGAAAGATTCTATAGACTTCAATGCAATGTTTGCCCGCTACCTGCATGAGCAAGAATCGAACCTTGCCGTCCGGATCGTGGAGTTCTTCCCTCCGGAACCAGACGACACAGCTTCACACGGTCCGGTCAAATCTGTAACCGATATCGACCTATCTTCCAAGAGCAAATCCGATTCCACAATCAATCAGAAACAGTTTACCACCAGTTCCGATACTACCTCGGAGCATTCTCATGAAATAGTAAAGACGGAAACGACCTACCAAGT